CCTACACCCCCGAGAGCATTGAAAATGGTGAAGCCGAGGAAACCGGCTTTGTTTTTGAAGATGAACCCTACACCTTCAAAGAACTGGTGCGCCTGATACGGATGGAAGGTTTCACCGCTGCTAGCTGTTCGCCAGCTTCCGGCAGTACCTGCGAATGGTTATCAGGGGAAAGTGAGCCCGACTACCAGACAGGGGAAGAAATCATTTACAGCTTGCACTATTCCCACCGCAACGCACCCCGAGCCGCCAAATACTGGACGGCAGCATTCAAAGCCGCCAACATCATCAAAGGATAACCATGAGCCCCAACACTATCAGCACCGCCGCAAATGTCGAATTATTTGGTGACAAATCCAGCGACCCAAAGCACAACGCACAAAAGAATCTAAGCGGAAGAACCCATTATGTGAACGATGACACCCTCCGCTTTTTTGGTTCTAGGATTATTTCAGCCCGCCCCACCGATGACGGACTATTTTTTAAGATTGTCGAAAGTGTAGCGACCGAATACGATAAAAGCCGCCGAGGGTTTCGGGTTGTCATTTTTGATTTATTCGGGTGCGCCGTTTTTCGCCCTAGCTTTGACGAATGCACCAGCAGCAGCGCAGCCGCTGAAAAATACTATTCAAAGCACTACGAAACCGACACTTGGAAACATTACCGAGCCGAATTAAATTTCCGTGCCAATCGCTTGACCGACCAAGCCGCCGCCATGAGGGAAGCCGCCGCCACGCTTGAGGGAGTGCCAGCATGATCTACATACAACGCCGAGCCGCCCGCCAGCTTGAAACAGTGGACGAATTCGTCAACCTCAAAGCCGCCCGAGACGCTTTAATTGAGTATCGAATCAGCGACCCAACCGCCACATATTACTTGAGCCGCCGCCCATGCAATGACTGGAACCAAAGCCAATGAAACCCACCGACACACCTCAATGCTATCTGTCCCACTCGCCGCAGGGATGGTGCCTGATTTTCAGAGAATCCCCGCTTTGCGACTACAAACGAACCGCCGCCGAGGTTTTACAGGTAGCGCATCACTTCAAAGTAGAACCGCACAAAACGCACTATTGGAACGGCACAACAGGGGATTTTGAGCCCCGAGCCGATGCCGACCACCACCAGCCCGAGGAAGCCGCAGCCTACACCCTGCAACACTCGCCCGCAGCCCCAGCAGCCGACACCACCCGCCCTCTATTTTGAAAGGTAGACCCATGACACCCCAAGCCCAAGCCGCTAGCCTTTTAGCCCTGGCAAAAATAAACAGAGAAGAATCTAAAAATTTTCTCCGGCATTCTGTCCACGCCATGCACCAATTTGAAACTGATGCGGAACGACTAGAAAAACAAGCCGCTGAATTATTGGCAGTCGCCCATGATTTGCTAACCCTTCATATCGCCCACCACAACCACCCGACCCACGCCCACGCCCGAAAACTCATTAACCAGATCAAGGGAACCCAATGAACTACACCCCAGCCGAATACATTAACGCTGGGTTTTCCTTTGAAAAAGGGAAGACCGCAGCCCAGACCCTCCGGCATATGATCGAATCCGAACACATCGATTTCAAGATCGAAGCCCGCCGCCTGATTGAGCAGGGACGAACCGAAGCCCGACTATCAGAACCCCAAAACCAATAGAAAAAATTCATTAGACAGGCAGCAACACAACCCCGATACTGCCTGACAGGTTACCCCATAACCTGCCTGATACCATCCGAACAATTGAAAGGAACACCATGAACGAATACCAAGCAAACGGATACGCAAACCGCAGGGAATACCTCGAAAGCCTTTGCGAAGAATACGACCGCACGATTGTTTATATGCTTGCCAACCTACTGGGTTCATCCGAAGATTTTGATGGGCTGGTTACGAGCCTAGAGGATTACGCCCTGGATATGTGAAGGACTTTTCAAGCCCTGCGTGCAGGGTTTGAGAGGCAATTTTGCCTAAACAGAGGAACACCATGAACACCACGATTAGAAAATCATCCTATGGCACATGGATGGCAGAAACCATGACCCCGCTAGCCGATAACTTGCACATCTGCCTAACCACCATGAAACGAAGTGATGGAAACATTACCACCACCGCCAAGGTCGGGAAACGAGATGGCATTTTCTTTGTGTACGAACCATTCAAAGATTTCAGCCAGCAGGTGATTGAATCATCCGCACGATGCACCAAGCCCGCAGTCGAACGGCAGCACACCGCAGCCCTTGCCATGCTGGACGGCATCCGAACCGCAGCCCTTGCCCACCACAACTAAGGAATACATCATGCAAAAAACAGAACTCGACCTCTCCCATTTCACAGGTTCGGAACAGGTCTATAGATGGTCGCCCCTGACCCGATCAGTTTTGACCGATGGCACCCAATATGTAGCCGAAACCGCTGGTGCATTTTGGTTATTCGATGCCATCGATTCACATCTGACCACCCAGGGACTGAACGAAAACACCGAATTTGTGTGCGCCAAACTGAAAAAAGTGAGTGGTGCAGACGATGCCGAACTGACGCTAGACGATGGCAACGGCACGATCTGGATGACCCAGTACATCCCATTCACAGATTTCCCAATGGATGAATTCAAGACCTTTGCCGTTTACAACGGCATCGCCTGGACTCATATGCTGCCATCCGAATATTGAAGGAACACATCATGCCCTCATTCCTGATACATGAGACATTCATCCGAGAGTATGAAGTTGAAGCCGCAGACATTCATGCAGCTTACGAAATAGCCGTAAACGAAAACCTCACAGACTACACCGAACACAGCGAAGGTGTGACCTATGTGCGTGAGGTTAGTGGTTCATCCGAAATTATTATTTAAAGGAAAAATATCATGCCGAACTGGTGCAACAACACAATGACGATCAGCCACCCCAATGCTGCCAAGATTAAAAAGGCGGCAAAAGCTTGGAACTCTGGCAAGTTTTTACAGACCTTGATCCCTTGCCCCGCAGAATTGATAGACACAGAGGCAAGCAGCGCAGGTGATGACGAGAACAAAGCCAAGGTCGCAGCCAACCTAGAAAAATATGGCTATGCCCATTGGTACGACTATCGGGTCGCTGAATGGGGAACCAAGTGGGATGTGGGTCGTGATCCATCCTATGGTGATGATGCCATAGTCACAAACAAATCTTTTTCTGTTGGCTTTGATAGCGCATGGTCGCCGCCCTGCGCCGCATACGCAAAACTGAAAGCCTTGGGCTACACAATCACAGCCTACTACTACGAGTCTGGAATGGATTTTTGTGGTCGATGGGTCGATGGTCAAGATGACTGCTATGACATCTCAAAAGATGGCGTACCCCACGACATTTCTGACGAAATGGGAATAGAGGAGTATGACGAATGAGCGAACTGATTGATCTCAAATGGGGCATATTTGACATTCAATATGTACGCCAGGACTTGACAGACGAGCAAGCATTGTCGGTACTTGTCTACCTCAAGGCATCGCACGACTACAAAAATGGTGTTACCGATGCAACCATCCGAACAGCAGCCCATGAACTTTACCCAGAAAGCAAGCCATGAAAATTGAATTGAGAGGCATCAAATATTCAGCTTTTGCATCGCAAGAAACGATCTGCTACGAGGCATCTATCTACATCGATGGGGTTCGTGTCGGGACTGTGGACAACGATGGACGAGGTGGATCTGACAATGTACACCCCTGGGAGGTGGCAGAAAGAATAGACGAGTACGCCAAGACGCTGCCTAAATTTACCTGCGAATGGATCGACCCAGCGACAGGTAAACCAGGGGAAATTCACCAGAATCATGAAATTATTTTTGGTGAACTGATGAACGATCATTTGATGAAGAAAGACCTAAAAAGATTTCTTGCCAGCAAGATTCTCTACACAAGTGACGGAAAGCTTTACGCAACGAATGCCAAGAGTGCATCCGAATTGAAGATAGCCCTAGCTAAACCAGACCTTAAGCAACAGCTAAAAGCTGATGTGATCCTTAACCTTTTGCCTTTTGACGAGGCACTTCAAACCTTTAGGAGTTTTTAAAATGGAAGATTTTCGCAAAAAATGGAATGCAATCGATGTAATGAGCATCGTTTTAATGAATGATGCCGAGCGCATCATGTCAATGATGGGTGGATTTGTGCTGGAGGGATTGGAAGTTACCAATTTCCCTCGCCTCCTGGCTATGTATCTGTACGATGATGGACTATCAGCAGAGCAGCCGGACGATGTGCTTCAAAAATATGTGGACAAAGCCATTGCCCAAAGCATTCAAAACAGAGCGGCATTGAAAGATACATTCTCAATTCCCAAGCCTTTGCTGGAGGCAAAGTACAAGGGCTGCGGTAATGGAATCGTTACCATCGATAAGAAAACCCGCAAGGTGTTGGACTTTGACTATACCGATTCAAAGCTGCGCCCGATCAAAGAACAGAATGTAAACATGACCAAGGCTGCGGGCAAGAAAATCCGTGAGGACGATGCCACCATAACCTATCGTGCGAACTTCTCTAGCTGCACTGTCTGTTTGTTTTAAGGAGTTAGCATGAAACCATATTACATCCATGTCCCGAGTTGGATACATATCGCCATGACCTGCTACGGCACGAACAAGAAGGATGCCATAGCACGATTTCGCAAACAACATGGTTTGCTCAGAATGCCAAAGGGATACGGCATTTGGGAGGCAACATGATAGAAATCACCAGCCGAACGCAAGCTTTGACCCAGGCATTGATCCTTGGATTGACTGCCGAAACCGAGGAGAAAAGTGATCTGGCAATTTTGCTTGCCGCACTTATTGCCCGAGGCATGACTGAAGAACAGATCAAAGCATCCAAAGCAGCCGCCGCTGAAATAGCGGAAGGTATGTAAACTGTGTCGATGAAACAAAAACCAGCAAAAACTTTGTTCGCCGTGTTCCTAATGGAAGATGAGGAGGGTATTGTTACCGTCCGAACCGAATACATAGGGCAAGGCGTACATTCTTTTCACCTGGGCATGGAGATACTGCAAGGCTTGACCATACTGGAGAAATTCTCTGAAACTCTGTATGTCGAGCCTTGCACCATGTCATCGTATAGGCAATGATCGGGTCAGGCTTTGGGTGAATTTAAATAGCCCAAGCCTTTGATGTGCATCATTCGCATCCTCTCCCACCACATCACTCATCCAATAAGGTAGCCCTGTTTGCTTTGCTACCCTCTCCCCCGTCCCGCTCTCATCGTTGTCGGCAATAACATACCCTCCGAATTTCTGCGCCAGCTTGAGCATATTGCCCGCTGAAAAGCACACATGGATCACATAATTGCGCTTCAAGCACCGCAGCGCATGACGCAAGGACAGGCCTGTAGCGTACCCCTCACACAGAAAATGCTTGCCCTTGTTGTCGAAGTCAAACGATGCGCCCGAACTTTTCTGCCCTGACAGAAACTTCTTTTCTCCATCCGAATCGATCACTTGGCATCCGACCAGCACCCCATCCACCCGCATCGGAATGATTAGCCTTTTGTCATTGACCCACCCCTCCTCATCGGGAAAACCCTTGGCTTTGAGATATGGATGCCTACCCAGCAACGAGCCTTGCAGCAGATTCTTTGCCTTGATCGCTGCCTTTTCCTGCATCCGAACCTTGTCCTGCTCAGCTTTTTGCACAAGCTGGGCGTAATCCCTGCGGGCACCCTCACTGATTGAGTCAGGCTTCCATATGGAAACCTCTGTATCGGTGGCGTGGTTCTGCACGAAAGCATGGTCGCCCATGAACTTCACGGCACCATTGCGCTTCTTTGGATGATCGACTGTGTGGTAACGTTTCCAGTATCCGATGGGTGGTGGGAAATCAATGACGATCCCATGCGCCCGACAATAATCTACCAACTCCATCATCTGCCTTTCTTCATCTGCCTGATGTACGCCCTGATGCCCTTGTCGATGAACTTAACAACCTCTTGGCTGGGAAAGACAGGCTTGTCGTACAAAGCCCTGGGCCATACCCCAAACTTCTCTTTGTAGACATGAGCCGCCCGACCATGCGACCAGCCCTGGGTCTGGACATACCATTGCAGCATTGACCACCATTCCTGTTTATCTGCTTTGGACATGACTCCAGTTAATTCCTGTAACTCCCCAGGCAACTCGACTACCTTGTTCTTTCTTTCCCGAACATGGCCGCAGTTACTGCAAGCATCCGAATTGGAAGGCCATAGCGATCCACAAGCTGGACACTTTGCCGCTTCCTTCTCTTTGTCAGTGGGTTCTGGCTTGGTTTTCTCTTTGCCATCATCCAGCTTGTCAACGCCATGCTCAAAAACATCTTCCCAATCCTGCCGAAAGCGCAAGTAATTGCCGCTGTGATCCAGCCAAACGGCAAACTCTTTCCCCTCGCAGCCGCGCATGATGCGCCCCATCTGCTGGATGTGGGATGACAGGGATTTACTGAACGGCCTAGCTGATATGCCGATCAGAACATCCGGCACATCAAAGCCTTTGGTCAGTATGTCCGTGGCAATCAACCCATGGATCTCTGTGTCAGGCTTGGAGAAGTCCTCAATCACATCCCGCTTGAATGTGTCATCGTCCCTGTAACTCACGGCTATGAAGTTATACCCATGCTCTGCAAACTTCCTTGCTAGGTCAGCGCCGTGGTTCACGCCCGAGCAGAACACGATGGTCTTGACAGGCTTCTTAAAGATTTCATGGGTCTTTTTGATCCACTCCGTAACAATGTCGCCAGTGATCTTCATGCCCCTGGTAGTGGCTTCCTTCTGACTCCACTCGCCCGCCACCTTCTTGGCATCGGTCATGTCGATCTCTTTGGAGATGAACACCTTCAAAGGCACAAGCACATTCTGTTCAACAAGCTGCTTGGTTGTGACTGTTGAGACAACATTGGTGTATGTCTTGCCCAGCCCTTTGGTGAATGGCGTAGCGGTCAGCCCGATCACACGGATCTCAGGATTGTTCTTGATGAACTCCATCGTCTGCTGCCGTGTCTGATGCGCCTCGTCAACGATCAAAAGGTTTAGACCTGGGAACTCCCCCTTCCTCTCCAGGGTTTGAGCCGAACAGACCTGGATCTTTTCGTGCGGCCTGTACCGCCAATGGCCTGACTGCATTACGCCGTGGTCGATGTGATACTTCTCCAGCCGCTGGCTAGTTTGGTCACACAGAATGATCCTGTCCAGCAGCATTGCTGCCCTGTTGCCCTTAGCTCGGGTGGCTTCTAGCAAAGCTATAGCCATTTCTGTTTTGCCCGCCCCTGTGGGGGCGTAGAGTATCTGAGCATTGGCACCTGCTGCAAACCCCTTACGCAAAGCCTCCAGCGTGTCGGTCTGGTAGCCTCTTAGCTCAAGCATTTTCCACTGCCTTCAGCTTCTTTTGCATCATTGCCACCTGCTTCTTTAGCTGAGCATTCTCAGCCTGGAACATATCCCGACTCTTCTTGACCGATACCAATTCGATCTGAAGCAGACGGATTTCTTCCTTCAAGTCGCCAATCATGGTGGTTGCCAAGCCTTTTTCTTCAGCCGTACCATCAATGGTGGCAATAGCTAGCTGCTCTGATAACTTCTCGTTCTCTGCCACCAAAGCGTCCATCATCTCCTGCTTATGGTCGTAGACAGGGGCTTCTGGTTCCGGTTCTTGGGGTGGGCGGCTGGTGAAAGTGGAAACGTTACCACCTTTGCCCTTGAATTTGCGGGTCGTTTGGACTTCACCGCCTGACAATTCTTTGCGCACTTTGGCTACGAATACGTGGGAAACCCCGCAATGCCTAGCAATTTCACGGTCAGCCCAGGCTTTCCACTCATGATCTGTGAGCATGGAAATTACGGACTTGCGTTTGTCTTCGTTTGTTGGGCGTAAACCATGCGCTTTATTTGCCTTCAGGCTGTAGAGAATGGCTTCCCGCAGCGTACCTTTAACAATGTCTACGTCAATGCCGTCATTCTTCAGCTTGCGATTAGCAAAGTAGCGGTGGAAACCATCCGCTAGGTAGTATTCCAATCCATCATGGAAGACTATGACTGGGGGGAATTTGGCCCCATCTTCCATCTGCCTTGCGTAATCATCAACAGTTTCCTGGCTGATAGCTACCCTTGACTGTGTTCCTTTGTCGATGCTTATTAGTTCTATGTTAAACATTGTTTACCTTTGGTTGTTGCACATTGTCCAGCCCATCAAAAAAGCAATCCATTGGGACTGAATTCTTGGATGCTCATACTTGCTGCCAGTCCAATTCAATTGTCCTGACCTGCCCCTTGCTGCGGCCCATCCCTCAAACGCCGCTCTTGTCTTGTTTATATTGCTCATGGTTTCTCCTTTTGTGACCCTCCAGTAATAGCTTGCGAAGCCATACTATTCCTCCTAATTTCTTCCATTCTTGGAATTCCCATTCTGTTAATCGTGCGCCCACTGCTCGACCTGATTTCGTCAGATCACTCTTTGGTCTTGGCATTTATGTTTGTCTCCTTCTGCCTTATTTAAAAACAACAGGTGGCATTGACTGCATTGCCACAACCTACCCTTGGGCTGGATGCCAGCCGGAGGGACATGGATTCTGCCAAAGAAACTGCGTATCTGTTCTGCAATCATGAGTCTTGTGTCTCCTCTGAATGTTCATTCAATCTTTTGAGCAACCGCCCAATCCGCTGCTCGTTGTAGGACACCACGGATTTGGCGTATTCGGCTGCGCTCTCGGCCTCCAGCTTTCGCAGTTGCGCCTCTCGCAGTTCCTTTGCGATGATTTCATGTAAGGTTCTGGGCCTTAAAAAATCTACAAAATACTTGGTAAATTTATCCATCATTCTCTTTTGCGCCCCCGCATTTGTGTGCATCTGCTTGGGTTTTGATTTGAAAATGTAGATTGCACCTAGTACACCGCCAAGCCTGACCACTGGTTACCTTGGTAGTGTTACCAGATTCCCTGACTTGCCATGTGCGGATGGGCTCAATCACATCACGCCTCTCATTTCCCATCCAGATAAAAAATAATTCCATCGGTTCTGCATAGCAGGATGCGCATATTTATCGCCAATCATGGCTAGATCAGCATGGGTGTATCCCTTTGAGGACATCAATGCTTGAAATACTTGTCGTGCTTTCATGTGTTCTTCTCCTTGGGTGATTGCATTGCCGCTTTCAAATGCTCGTCTTGTTGTTTCTTTGCCTCTATCATGTCGGCAAGCAGTTGATCTATTTCTGCGATTGAATACATGCCCGCAGGCACATAAACCCGCATCGTGTCATATGTATTGTGTGTTTGTGCCGTCATGTATTCTTCTCCAAAACAATGTTTTCAAGTTTTTTTACCGCCACGCAAAGGTCATCGTGCAGGTAGTCGGGGAGCATATTTTTTGTGCTGAATGCCCATGACTCCAATGCCGACAACAATTTGATGATGGCGAGTGCTTCTTCTTTGCTCATTTGTCATATCCATTCTTTTGTTTTAGTCGGGCCTCAAGCGCAACAACCATGTCCACAACATAGGGTCTGTTTGCCAGAGAAATTTCTTTAACCTCTTCTGGTGTTAACGCAACCCACTCACCCTTTGGATACAAAGCCCACACCTGCCCCAGCGGTGTAAACAAAGGACAGTCTCTATCTGTACTGACCACGCCGTTGCTTGGGTCGTACCATGCTGTTGGTTTATCCATTGTTCTTCTCCAATATGCTTTCCAAGCAAACGACAAAGCCTTCATATGTGCCCACAAACTGATGCGGGTCGCCTACTTCTTTGGCTCGTTCAATTTCTTTTTTGTAGTGACTGATTGAGGCCTCTATTTTTTGCTCAATGGTTTTTTGTGACCACGGTGGCTTGGGCTGTAGCAACAACTCCACGCCGTCCTTGACAACCTGGTTGCGCTCTGCGGCCAGCTTGAGGTTTGAGAAGTCAGCCAGCGCCAGCAATTCAATCGCTTGCTCCAGTAATTTATCTTGTGTCATACCCACCCCAATCCTTTAAAAACGGAAACAACTAAAGCAGTTGTGCCGACTATTAATGAGAACCGTCCCTCGCAGTGTGGTGCTATATAAATTGTGCCAATCAGCACAAGCATTTGTGTTTCAGTCATGCTTTCTCTCCTCTTGCTCGGATGGCTTTAGCCAAAGTATCTCCAGCATATTCATAACTGTCCTCACAAACCTTTGCACACGCCTCACGCTCCGCTTCAATCGCCCTGTTGACCAGCATCACCAGATGCGGGGTGGATACCGTCCAAGTGGAATACTGCCGGTTCTCGGCAATGATGTCGTGCATCATTGAAAGCACTTCAGCTTGGTTCATTGCTTCTCTCCTCTGGCCCTGATGGCATTGGCGCATTGCTGTTGAATGTCCCATTCGCCGCCGCTGTCTTCTTGCGCCTCACACAACTTTGCACACGCCTCACGCTCAAGCAAAACCGCGTCATTAAAAGCGGCTACGCCTTTTTCATAGCCATTCTGAAACGCTTTGGCGGCTACCAGTTTGGCAAAGACTTCAAGTGCATTTTTTTCTTGCAACATTTCAAATCGCCAACTATCGTCTCTATGAATCCGAGCCTCTTTAGCCATCTCAATGATTTCATCTTGTGTCATTTGTTTCCCCTTGCTCTGATGGCCTCTGCACAGTCAATGCAAGTCACATCCCATATTGACTTGTCTGTGATGCTGTATTCGTCTGGTGCTGGCAAGCCCTCCACCAACTTTGCACAGGCTTCACGCTCTGCTTTTACAGCCTTCTCAAGCCCAACATCTAGCATGCCTTGCATAGCATCTAAGACCAGCCGTGCCGCCTCGGTCACATCAGCGCCTTCAGCCACCTCAATGCGCCCTTCTGCCGTGATACGCATCACCCAGCTTTGGTTGATTTCCTTGTAAAAAGAAATTGTGCTTGGTTCTGAGATTTGGTTCAGGTTGTACTGTTGTTTCATGCTTGTCCCCTTACCCGAATCGCTTGGGCGTTTGATTGCAACAGACTGCGCAGGATGGGGCTTTCACACGCCATAGCGTTTGCGTCAAGGATGGCGGCACACGCCTCACGCTCTGCCAGGACTGCTTCATCAATCGATATTTGCACCAAGCCCAACAGGTCTGATGCAAATTTTTTAGCTGTAATTGGTTTGTTCATGCTTTACCTCCATACCATCCGTCAACATACATTTCGTAGAAGCCCCATGCAAGCAACCATTTCCAACTGAGTTCCTGGTTGCGGGGGTAGGTGATCTTTGCCATCATCAGGCAAGCGCCTTTTCCTGGCGGGGCTTTCATGCTTCCCTCGCTTTCAGCATTGCGTCTGCGATTTTGTAAGCTGTCTTTGCAAGGTCTTCGTAAGAGGTGTTCACACTTGTTCTCAACATCGCCTTGGCCGCAAAGTAATCGCGCAGGGTCATGCCGTTTTGGTCAATCTCATATTGTTTGGCAATGTCTGAATGTTCAGACTTTATGAGTAGTGCTTTTTGTTTGCCTGGAAATGCTGGTGGGTTGTTCATTTCTTCATACTCCTTGCGCTGTCCATAACTCTTTCCATTGCATCGCTGTAGCTCATGCCCAATGCTTTGTCAATCAACGCCAAAGATGAATCAATGATCTCATCAAAAGTACCCGGCTCTACTTCTTTGATGACGTTCAGTGTCATCTTGGCATCTTCCAACGCTTCAATGTCTGCGCTGTTTACTTCCCACATCAACTCAATGTCGGCCTCAATTGCGGGAATGTACGGCTTGATGTGTTTGAGGGGTTGTATCCGATCAAACATTTGTTTCCCAAGGTTGTAGAACTCTTTGTCTTTCCCTGTGCTGTTATCAATAGTCATTGGTAGTCCTTGCATGAATGGTGTTTGGCGTCTTCACGGGCTGTCCATGTGCCCGTGCAACCCGTGCATTTAAATTTCCCCGCAGTGATTGAAAAATTACCTGTAAGCCGTGGGGTGGGCAGTTCCATCTGCTCGGCATAAACCTTGTCACGCTCATCGGCACGTACAAGTTCTGCAAAGTGTTCGATGTCCCCATGCAAAGTCAACCCGTTGCGTTCAATCAACTTAATAAGGTCTTGGTTCATCGCTTCATCCCTCTTATGTACTGAGCAAAACTCTGCACAGTGTCACGACCGAACGGCCCTGTGAATTTTGTTTCCAGATGCTGTGCTACCTCTTCGATCGTGTCGTTGCGGTGCAGGTGGACAAACTCGGCAGGATGGCTGTGCATGTCCATGTGTGCAATTTGTTTCTTGCGGATGTTGTTTGCATCATCTATGGCGGCAAAGTCCCGCTCAATCTGTCGCTTGCGCCAGCCGCTGGTGTGTTCCCATTGGCCCTGCTTCAAGGCCAACTGTTCAAACGCTTCGTCTTCCGGGTCTTTCATGATCTCTCCTGTGGTTTTGCGTGAAGTACCGCTTCAAGGTATCTCAGTTCGGTGGCATCCATGATGCGCCCATGTTCCTGTTTGAATTGATGCAACACTTGACCTAGCCGAATTGAACGATCAAACAATTCACCTACGTCAGCACATCCAGTTGCTTTTATCAGGGCTTCAATTTTTGGGCTCATGCTCTCTCCTTTATTCGTTGAATGCGCTCCAACCTTTTGTGGTGCGCCGTTGTGTACACGACATACTCCATGTATGAATACACCCCATCCCAGTAGGTTCCCTTTGGCATTGCTGGTGCGTCCATAACGCCGTTGTCGGCATCCTGTCTGGCCTTGGCTTCAATGACCCTCATCCGTGCATCCCCCACAACTTCTTTGCAGGTGTCAATGTCAAAACTTCGCGGGGTCATCTATCGCCCCTCTCGTTCTCGTCCATCCAGAACCACAGGTGCATCAGCCCAATGAACACAAGGCCACAGACAATGAACCCAATGCCGCCCAAGAGAATCGTTGCAAGAATCGTCTCCATCAT